AGCAATTCCTGATGGACTACTTGACTCCACCCCAGAGAGGCCTAAACCTCTCTTATTTGGGTCAAGTGTTGCGCTCAGATGCGCCTAAGGTCTTATAGCCTGACGGTCAGCTCGAGGGTGCTAACCCCGAACCCTCCAGAGTACTGGATATTGCAGCTGTTCCTTAATTGCCTTCTCAGGCAGAGGACGGATTCTATCTTTATCCGGCATCTGAGCCCGATCGTAGACCTTCCAGATAAGAGAATAGCGATGGATTGTCGGATCCACCGTTCTTCTCTTCCAGGAAGTCTCTACAACAGGGGGCCTAAGAAGGGTCATAAGACTACCCTGATTCCAGGCAATCTGCTCTGAGTACCATCCTAGGTAAGAGAGCCACTGGAGAACCCATTCCCGAAGGAACGTGATCTCACAGAGGTCCCTCACCTGAGGTTGGTACCCGTGATCGGTAAGCTCAGCCTCAACAGGAAGGCTGAGTTGACGAGGTTTTACCTTACCCATCACCCACCAATACAATTCCCCTTTTAAGTAGGGGTTAAGAGGTCTTTTAAAACCTCCCAACCACCACTCAAAAGCAGTATCGGTGAAAGCAGGACTGTAGCTGAGGAATACGACTAATCGCGCCCATCGTCCTTTCATTCTTAGAGGAGATAGGCGAGACATAACTCGATATCCTGCACCAGCCAGTCTAAGCAAACACCTAAGGGAAGGTGAATACTTATTCCTTATGGTAGCAAGACCGAGCGTCGATCGCGCAAGAAGTAGTAATCTTAATGAGATGGGTGAGCAATCGTAGTCACCACATCTTATGAAGTACTTCTTCGCGAACTCAAAGGCTCCCTTGTTAGATATGAGAGATTTAGATTTTGATATCTCAACATCTAGGTAAGAGAGCATCTGCATGTACGCATCAGCTACCCTACGGTCACCAATGACGAGATCATCGCCAAGGATGCCGTAGGCCCTGAAGTACTTGCCAGGATAGACAGCTTCCGCTGCACACCACACCAAAATATGGTGGGTGAGCGCGAATAGAGGCCATGCTGCATAGAAGCCAAGCGGGGATCCGACGGTAAACGTTACGGATCCCACCGATTTGGTCAGTGGCCTTCCTACCAGGATATTGAGAGATCCCAAACACCCTTCAGAGACCATCTGCGCTACTTCCCTACCGAATAGCATACACAAGACCGTTCCCATAAAGAAACGAGGCCAGCGGTCAGTGGCTGATTTTAAATCATATGATGCCACGAACCGACGGCCCATCACGTTACGGATCGGCTTGTGCTGGTCGAATGTCCCATCCCCAGGCAAGGTCCTGAGGATAGACATAAGCCAGTCGCCATAAGGTCGGAGAAGCCGCTGTATAATATAGTTACCTATAATAAACAGACGACGCTTCCCTGCGCCTGCCATTGACGAGGCGACCTTTGCAATAGGCAGAGAAACACGTTCTGATGGATCCTTCTCGTTGTCTTCGATCCATATTGTCTGGATCTTGACCCCGAATCGGAGAACCTCAAGAAACTGTAATCTGTCTACGACAAAGTCTTCCTTAGGCAGAGGATATACCACAAGGGTCTCTGCTAAAGGAAGCATGGAATTAGGCTGAGTGTCAATCGCATGCTCCATCTGGCAAGCATAGCGTTGAAGACAGCCATCTCCGTACCGAGGGTATCGAAGAGGGACACCGGAGGTCGTTTTGACCCAGGTTTCCTCAGGATACCCCCCGTCGGAGTCGACTTCCATGTCGGAACCCACCGTAGCCCTTGGTGAACAGGGCGGGTAGACAGGTCGGGTAGATACCTTGACAGAACAACCTTGATCATTGGAACAAGTCCAAGAACAAAGTTGACTGTCTTGGCCAGATCAGGCGACGGATCTAACAAAGAATCGAAAGTCTTTGCCGTGACCCTCGGAGCGAGCAACACCACTCGACTCAACGAGAACCACGATAAATAGATCTTGACAGCCCGATCCCCCCTCGGACCACCCACTCTGATCACCTTGCGGTGAAAAGAAGGGATGATCTTTGGGAGCCCGGCCCGTGTCAATGACACTTGAGGCTTCAGGAGTTCATGGGAGTAAGAGTCCTCACCATAGAACTTCTGCAGGACGGTTGCACACTGCTTTAAGTAAAGCGCAGTGTGCAGCAACCCTGATTTTCGCCTCAAGCGGCATACTTGCTGCGAAAGCAGATATGCTGCAATGCAGTATTCTGGAGAAAGACCATCAGAGACGACATGAAGGACCCTGATTAACAGGCCCTTCATCCGTCGAGTGTTTTCAAAGACACTCCGCCACAGGACGATAGGCACGCGCTCAAGAATAGTAAACATCATTTTCATGGTTTTATTATCTCTCACGATGTGCCCCCTCATCCTGACTCTCCTAATTGCCCCAACACAGACGGTGGGGCAGAGGGAGGCGTCTGTTGTCTCACGACAGATACTTGCATGGGTCCAGAAGGAGAACCGGGGGAACAGCCCCCCTCCAAACCATAGCAGTCGAGGTTGACAAAAGGATATCCGAAGACCCCTTTTGTTGCCTCTAGACACATAAGATTCAACTATTGCTAGCCGCTCAGATGTG